CATGGAGGAGGCGGACGAGTTTCTCCTCTCTGTGCCTCTGATTGAGTTTCTTTTGTGCCGCCGAGGACGGCCTCCGCTTTCCTCGTTTCCCGGAGCGCGGGTTTCCTGTCTCGAACGTGGGAAAGATATACACGTCGAGGAACTCTCCGCAATAGTACCGCTTTTCCCGATATACTGTCCTCATTTTCTCTACCCCTCCGAGGTCTCTCTATGGTCGTTTAGTTACTATTCCATACGAGCCCGCAAAGAGCCTCGCTTTTATTCGATTTTCCTTGCTATGCGCCTCGGAGTGTGGTATTATAATAAAGGTATAAGTAATCACCCTCCGGGCGGTTACGCCTCCGACGCTCGCTCAAGCGTCGGAGGCTTTCTTTTTACTTTCTCCTCCGAAAGCTGTCCGCCGCCGGACACGTTTTCCAATGCGGGACAAAGGCGACCTCGAGCCCCGCGCGCTCCTCCTCTGGCAAGGCGCGCCGCCCTGTGATAACCTCGCCCTCGTCCGTGATAAAGCGGTCGTTCCCGCCGCCCTCCACCACAAATACGGGCTCCGCGTCTACTGGCATCGTGCGCCCCGCCGTCGTCCGTATCCATTCCAGCGACGCGCCGCAACCTTTACAAAGGCTCATTGTTCGCCCTCCTCTGTGTCCCATTTGAGCGCCTTTCCGCATTGTCCACAAAAGCCGTTGCGGTTTCCGTCCTCATTATGTAGGTACTCTCCGCTCCCGCATCGCGGGCAGGCTAAAACGCCCTCGTCTCCGTCCGGGTACGGGCTCTCTCTTATCCTGAGAAAAAGCGCCTCGCGTCCCATAATGCACGCCTGATTTACGGGCTCGATACTCTCGTAATGCTCCCTGTGCTCCGGGTCGAGTATCTCGCAAGCCCTCTCGATACTCATACGCTCGCTTTCCATTTTAAGCCTGTACCTCTATCCACGGGCGGAGCGAGCTCTCGTCGCCCTCCACGGGGTCTACGGTCGTAATAATCACTCGCGTTACGACGCAACTATCCACGTTTCCGTATCCGTTCTCCGTCCGTATCTGGAGCGAGCACTCGTCCGGGTAATGCTCTACGATTTTTCTAAACTCTCCGAGCGTCATACGATAGCCTCCCTTGCTTTTGTTTTCTCCCCGGCATTGAGCCGGGGAGTTTTTCATTTCCGAATTTTACAGGTCAAAGCCCGGCGCACGGCCCAGCGAATAGTGCGCGTAGCCGTTGTTGACTGTGCCGCCTGTGTCCACATACACAAAGTACGTGGCGTAGCTGGCACGCGGTGAACGGAGCCACCAATAAGCGGTCTCCCCGCCGCGCATTTTCACCCGGTCGCGCTCCGTCTTGAAGATTTCGAGTTGAACGCTGTCCGGCTCCGAGAGCCAATAATCGCCGTCGCCGAAAACGTCGGTCGCCGACGGCATCCAAAGCGGGTCGGCATACTCGACGAGCTCCCCGTCGATAAGCTCCGCGAGCTCTCGCGGCTCGATAACCTCCCGGAGCTCCGGCGGCAAGGCCGGGTAAATGTCCTCGAGGATATGTTTTCGAGCCTTGCTCTTGAAGTACCCGCCCGCGTTGGTCGCCCCGTCATTCATCTGCCCCGCGTCCGCGAGGCAATCTTTGAACACGAAACGGGCGCGCGTGTCGCTCACGAATCCGCCGCAAACGACGGTAACGGTCTCCCCGGTCATGAGGGTAATATCGAACTCGTCGAACGGGCGGATAACCTCGCTCCCGTGTCCGCTCTTTATCGCGGCCTTGAGCTCCGCGAACGTCGTCGGCGAGGATACCCGCCGCGTGAGCATGAGACCTCCGCCGCGAGCGGGCTCGGCCTCCGCGATATGCGGCGCTCCCGGCGCGGTTTCCTCCTCCACGATGACCGCTCCGCGATAGGAGATCGTCTCGTCCAGCACGAGCAACCCCTCGGAGATTTGCCTCTTGAGGCGCTCCCGGAGCTTGTCCGTTTCTGCCGCCGAGAGAGTCCCTTTGCATTTGAACGTGTGTACCGCTTTCATCGTTTTAACCTCCGATTTCACAAAAATAATGATTTCCGATGATAGCCGAAACGTGATCGTTATACGGCTCCGTCGAGAAAAAGACAGTCTCCTCCGTCAAGATGTACTCCGTTTCCGAGAGCGCCTCGTATACGGCCTCGTACTGTGTTTCGCTCGGCTCCGCCGTCGAGAGGTACGGAGCGGGGGAGAACTGCCACACGTCCCCGCGCTTTTGAAATACGACCTCCTCGACCGTATCCGGGAACGCCTCGGACAAGCACCGATTGAGCACGACCTCGACAACGGCGATTTGCCCCTTGATCGTCTCGCCCCGCGCCTCGTGGTACACGAGGCGCGCGAGGGTATCAATATCCGCGCTCGTGATTTCGATACCCGCATAGCGCGATACGGCGGGCTCGGCCTCCTCCGGCTCGTCCAGTACCGACGCGCTGATTTCCTCCGCCGCCGCCTTTGCCGCCGAGACGCGGCCTCCGATGGTCGCCCCGATAAACGCGGAGAATCCGCAAAGAATGACCGTCAGAACAAGCGCCACAATGAGGGCGAGCAAGAGGGGAGACTCCACGAGCGCCGCCGCGCTCTCGTTCCGCCGGGCGCTCATTTCACACCCCCGGAGGAATCCCTCTCCGCGAGCTCGATAAACTCGCACTCCCGAGCGATACTCGACCACGCAACGCCCCACCGCCGGGCGGCGGCTTTGACGGCCTCGTACTTGTTCACGCCGTTTACGGTCGTCTCTCCATGCTCCGCGTGCCGGACAAGATACAATTTCATAGGCTTTTTCTCTTTCACTCCAAAACCGCCCCTTTCACAAGCTGGAAACTCTCGCGGATTGTCGCGCGCTCCCGCGTCCCTACCTCAAATTCGATGATGCAATACCGCCCCGCCGGATGGACGTACACGACGCGCCCGCGAGCGGTTTTCTTTTTTCCCTCTCTCGTCTCTCCGGGGTCGAACGACACCGGGCGGACAGTCAAATAGTCGCCTACTTTTACCGCTCTCCCGTTTTCGTTCACGGAGACACCTCCTCGCCCTCTGTCGTTTCCGCCGGAGCGGGAGTATCCGCCGAGGTCGAGAGCGCGGCGAGGAGTGCTTTTTTAAGCGCCTCTCCGATTGCGTTCCCGAGCGCCGAGGCTTTCGCCGCTCCGTCTGCCGCCGAGGTCGGCTCCGCTTTCGGCCTGTCCGGGTCTGCGGCCTCCGCGCGGCGCTTCGTGACCGCCGCTTGTACGATTTCGCCCACCAGCGCCCCGACTTCGTTTCCCTTGAGCGTACAGGTACGCACCCGGACGAAAAACTCGCCCGTCTTGAAGTCGAACGCCACATACGCCCGAGCACTCTCCGGCGGAGTCAGCTTTACCGCGCCCGCGTCTGCGATTGCCTCGGCCTCCGTCGGCGTTTCGTACCCCGCCGCTCTGAAAACCGCGATTTGCTCCGGCGCGAGGGCGAATACCTCCGTACCCGCTCGCTTTGAGTATGCCTTTTTCATTCGTTTACCCCTCCTCGTTTAATTTCGGACACCACGCCGGGACATACGGTATAAACCGCTCTATCCCGACGAGATAGCCCATGTACCGCCCCGGCGCAAAGCACCGATACGCGGTTTGCTTCTTTGTCCATTCCTCCGTTTTGACGCTCTCGCACCCCTCGCACGTCCGGGAGAAATCCGCGCCTTTACCGCCGCTCATTCCTCCGCCTCCTCTGCCTCGAGGTCGTCAAACTCTAATTGTCCGGGGAGTATCCCGTCCTCCATCCACCAATGATAAACGTCTTTCCCGGTCGTCCCCTCGTTCCACGTTCCCACCATTTTCCCGCGTCGCTGACGTTCCTCGAGCATTTTGTCGAACGCTCTGATATACGCATCCCTGTATTGCGGATACCTCGCAAACTCCCATTGTCTGCCCGCTGTCCCCGCAATAGGGCATCCAATGCACCCGACTCTCAAAAATCCGCATTGATATAAAGGATTTACCGGGATGTGTTCGCTTTCGATATAGTCCCATATATCCGAATCTTCCCAATCTATGATCGGATTGCATACTCTCTTTGCTTTTATCGTGCAAGTTTCAAAAAGTCTGCGCTTATCGTCATTGTCATTACCCAATATCACGCGGCGGCTCGTCTCCCTGTTAAGGGTTTCATATATTCCTCGCCCGTTTTTTCCCTTTGCGCTCTCCGCCCATCTTACGCCCGTTGTTATGAATCTTCCGTTTCCGCCGTTTTCCTTTAGGACGGCGCAACAGTATCTAACCACGCGCGTCGGAGGCATTAGCTTTTGTGGTATCAGGCTCCACATTGTCACCCGCTTTCCCTTGTACGTCGGAAAGTTTATCGTGCATTTTATCCCCTTTTCCTCGAGGTCTCGGAACTTCTGGCGGACAAAGCGAACGGTTTCCGGCGCGTCCGCCGTCGTGTGATTGTGCATAATTTCAAATGGTACGCCCGCCCGTCGCGCTAATTCCACGCTTACGGAGCTATCTTTTCCGCCGGAGTCAGTCACCACGAGCGGCATTTTGTAGTATGCGAGTGACATTTCGGAGGCCGCTTTTATCCGCTCTATCGCGGTCTGTTCTATATCGCTCATGTGTTCGTTTCGACCTCCTCCAACATTCCGAGGTCGAGGAGCTCGTCTATTTTGAGCCTGTACGACTGTCGGCTTGATACCTCTGTACCGTCCGGGTCGTATTTATACTGCTCGTCGAGGAGTACCGGGCTCCCGCCGCAAACGGAGAGGAACAAGCTGTGGTGATAATACCCGCCCCAAAAATCGAGCGTATAGTCTCGCACGCGGAAATACTTTTTGAACTCCGCCTTTTTCATAGGCTCGATTTCCGGGAAAAGCCGCTTTGCGAGGGCATAGAATTTCGACTTATTGACGTTCAAGCGATAGGCCGCTCCCGTCCGAATCGTCTCCGCCGCCCTCATGATCTTTCCTCCTCTCTCCGCCGGATTTCAACCTTGAGCATCGTCTCGTGATAATAAATCCTGTTGAACATCGTTTGAGTCGTGAGCGTACCGTCCGGGTCGCGGATTTCGATTTTCATGTTCTGCGATAAGAAATTAGAGAGCCCCGAAAACGCGCTCGAAACGTATCTCACTCCCTCGAGCCGTTCCTCCAGCGTGCGAGAGCCGTCCTTTGCGACCGCGTCCGCCGCGACGACATACTTTCCCAGCCTGTCCAGTATCTCCACGACGATTTCCTCTTTCGTGTCGCATAGCTCCGAGTCCTTGACCGTCAGCGCCCCGAGATTGTATTTTTTCATGGTATAAGTAATCTCCTCTCTGTTTTATTGCGCGGCCTTTCTCCGGCCCCTGTTCCGAATGGAGCTCTTTACGGCTCGCTCGGCTACCTCTGCACAATAGGCCGGGCGATAATGCTCGTTTAGCTCTCCTGTCTCGCCTCTGCGGAGCTCGCGGTAAATCGTCGCCGTGGTAACGCCTACCGCCGCCGCAATCTCGCTCGGTTTCGTGTCGGCGGCGTATAGCCGCTCGATTTCTTTTCTTTTCCCGAGCGTGAGACACGTTCCAGCCATTTTTTACGCCTCCAATCTGCGTTTTTTCGATAAAAAAAGAATGCGTCCGAGCTTATTAGCTCTTTCGCATTCAATAATAAACGGCGCGTTTGGCCAAGTGCTAAGATTTTCTGATTGCATTTCTCGGCGGACTGTGGTATGCTGAATAGGCTGTATCCAGTCCGCCCCTCTATGGGGGTGTACCGGTTTCGACGGGGATGAGGAAGCGGGATCAGCGGGCGGTGGCGCCTGGCCACCTTAAAACGGGCACCTTATAAATTAAAGAACAACGATTATTCTTTAGCTGTTGCTGCCTGATTAACGGCGGCCGTCCGACCTAGGAGGACTGCGAACTAGGAAGGGCGTCATTTTAGCAGTGAACGTGAGTGCGGAAAGAGTTGACCGCGCCATGCACCATGACTCTCACCCGACCCGGCGGCGTGACGGCTTGCCGTGGGGGAGGGGAAGGGGGCTTTGCCCACAATAACCGTCTGCGCCCGGAGAACATCCCGTGAAATCATTTTCGGACAGGGGTTCAACTCCCCTCACCTCCACCAATAAGAAAACCGAGGAGCCACAACGGTTCCCCGGTTTTTCTTTGTCT